CATGCCTTGATAAGTATTCTAGCCAAGGTAGTTTTTCCTGTGCCAGCCGGTCCAGTGATGAGAGTATTGCCGAAGTTCTGATCAATAATTATTCTCTCTACCTGTGACCGTGTTCTGTCATCTTTGAACACATATCCATCAACTGTATCTGGACGGTATGCCTCTACCCACAACTTTTCAATACCATTACTTCTCGTCATTTAGTCACCTTTATTCCGGATGATTCCTGAATTTTCATCACTCTAAAATTATACCAAATATCTGCAGATTTCTCATGAGATTCCGACAATACATATTGCCATCTTGCAAAAGATCGTTCATTCGGCTTAAAATAAGATTCTAGTTCACTAGGATTTGTTATTTGTATCAATTCAGATGGATTATTTTTGTCATATATAGATACTTTAAAGCCGTCTGTAACCAATCGTTTCCATACTTTTATTCCATCCGATGTCATCATGTCATCGCTCGTGAATCTTAAAGATTTGCCAGAATCACTTAATGCCACTCTATACAAATCGGTTGCGTATGTATTTCCTGTATAATTCGGATTTTTTGCAATTCCAGTGACTACCAAGGCATGCGGTTTTGGAGTCAATGACATGATAATTTCAATTATGCTGTCGTTTTCCCTCCAATAAAATACGCTAGACGTACCTGTTAATTTATAATATCCGTTACCCATATCAGTAGTGGCGGCGCGTCCATAATTTTGTATATCACTCATATCAGTTACTATGGTTTGATATAGTCCAGGATATCCGCCGACACCCATTGGGGTTTCAGATATCCACGATTCGTTAAAATCTGTTATATTATATGTCATTTATAAACTCTAATCTATCGTTTGTCATAATCTGCCTGTAATTTGCCTATTTCTCCTGATGATAAAACTTTCCATAACACGGGTGTATTCTTCATCATTTTTAGAAACAACAAATTTTCTATTTTTAATATCATCGTCAATATTATCCATGGTGATATTTAATTTTTTAATACCCATTGGCGTTTCCGAATCATACGAGGATATGACATTTCCATTGCCCATCAATAGTGACATAATGTCGATATCAGTAGAAGATGATGACTCGCCGAATGGAAACCTCAATGACTTATTATCATTCACACTGTCTGTCAATATTGCATCATAAATATCGGCCACTACGTTGATATTATCAGTATCTATGTATGTATGCGCAACTATGATAGATTCCGGCGTTGTTCTTGCGCCGATTATAATAACATCGGATAAGTGTCGCTTTGTGTAATAAAAAATTCTATTTAAGTATTCAAATCTCACTACTCCATTTACAACACTTTTCACGTATTCTGGTCCTTTATTTGAAAATTCCAATAATATGTCATATGAAATATTATCAGGAAATGGATAATCTACCATCCACGACTCTACGAAATCTTCTCTCCCAGTTATATCCATCACACGGCATCCGACATAGTTTCATCGGTAGGTTCTTCATCAGTTACCATAAGAATGTCATTGATGTCAACACGACGCACTATATATTCTCCGTCATTCTCAACTTCGATTTTAACGCCACGTGTCCAACGACCATGGGCTACCATCACCCATTCCCCAACTTTAACATCATGTTGGTCTGGACCAACGGCATATACTTTGCCCCAACGTGGTCGAACTCCTGCACTTTTCATGTTATCACTGGGGATAATTAGACCAGAATTACTGAATCGTTCGGTAAACACCATGTCTGTAACTACTACATCGTTGCGTAGTGCAATAAGCTCTTTTATCTTAATCGGTTCATATCCAGCCATGATTACTTCTTACCCTTAGTAGGTTTAGATGCAGTAGCATTGTTCTGTTCAGAAATATGGGTTGCAATTTCTTTTTCTAATACAAAATCCGCAGAGTCATTAACATACTGTGTATGATCGACTGCCACCGGTCCGGTGTTTGCTGACTGAACTGACTGTTCAACTTCTGCAGTGGGAGTATGCAACTTATAATAGTCGTTCATATTCTGATTACGGGTCGATACGATTTGTCCGCCTGCGCCCAACTGGTCGCCACGTGCGTTGACCTTCATGTTCCCTACTGCGATGACTTCTTCATGAGATAAACGAATCTTATCCATGTCAACTAGTCTTCCGTGTGATGTTCTGTGATTGTTAGCCATTGTCCGTCTCCTGTGATTGTGCAATAATTTCAGTTTTTAGAATGTCTGTAAATACATTCCACACATTAACACCAACTTCCGATTCGAGTGTTTTTGCAAAATCCGTTGCTATCTCGAATGTCACTTGATGCCCTGCATCATTTTCGTAAATCATTTTTGCCATTATATTTCCTTACCATTTTCTTTAAAAAATTCTTCTATTGGAAGATCGTAATACAAAGAATCTATCTTATGCACTCCGATTAGAAATAGTACATAACTTGCTACTGAACTACCTCTTCCGACCCCCCAAATTATATCATTTTCTCGCATAGTATCAACGAGATATTTGAGATATTTCAATAAATTAAATGCATTCTTTTCTTGGTAGAGCAGTAACTCTTGTCCAACTCTCTGAAGCTCATGTTGTTCTTTACATAGAGATAGTACATATGCAGCTATGTCCATTTCTTTATACTCAACTGGCATCTTCCAATTACTTTGATTAATCTTGTCAAACTGTTCCAATGATATATCCAATTGTTCATACCTAGTTAATGCAGGATATCCTGCATACATGCAAGTATTACTCTTATTGAATGTGGAAGGGTCGATTATGTTGAACGATGATATGTCAATGTTTGGATTTTCGTAAAGCAATCCACATAGATCATCATCAGTTACATAATTTACCCCATATTGGTCGAAGTTAATCATTGGATGTCGATAGAATCGCCATATTTCCCTATTTGTTTTTGATATTGTTCATCATATTCAGCCAACTTCTTGCGTTGTCGCTCCGAATATTCATTTTGATACCCAGCCATAAGCATTTGTAATTGGGCTACCGCGTCTGGCATATTCATGCGATATGCTTGCGAGATTCGCTTATTGATGTCACTCATCTTGTTGTATAACTCATCGTCATTAAGTGAGCTAAGATTTTCTTGTAATGGATGCATGTGAAAACTCCGTTGTCTGACAATTATACGCCAAAAACAACGGAGTTTGAGTTGAAAAAAACTATTTTGTCAATAAGACGACAATGTTGCTCTTTTCCAAATAGCGACGTTACCGACGGTGTAATTTGCAGTACACACATAAAGATAGCTAGTGTCAAAAGCAGTCATTCCGACAGTGTCACCAATTGTACCAACATTTGCCGGTGTTCTATTACGAGTCAAAGAATATTTCTTAGTGATGTCATCGACCATGATAGTTATGCCACCATCGTAAGAGTTAAATTCTAGATAGTAAGCACCAGTAGTCTGCATGGTGATAGTGCCGTTGGCGTAATTTACCAAGCTAGATGTATTGACAGTTGCAGCAGCCGGTAGTGTTATAGTGTGAGCGATGTCAGTGACGTTAAACCAAATCTTCATCGTTCCCAATTTACCGGACGATGGCCAGTTGTTGAACTGGAATGATACTGCGCCCCCAGTAGTGATTCTCTGAACGTTACCGGCAGCATAGTTGATAATAATATTACCACTCAATGTGCCTAGATCGACAAAAGAGTCGTAGTAACCTTGTAGTCCGACGTTGGAAAGTGTTGACCCACCCATATCATTGGAAAGTGTTGTATTATTGAGTGCAGACTTAAAGATTGCCTTACTCTGGATGTCTTCCAATTCGGACTTCGTGTAAACAAAATTGTTTCTAATATTTGTGAAATTGTCTCTAAAACCTTGACTGTCATTATCTTGACCGGCAATTGGATAAGTGCCGTCAATATTTGAGGGATTAACTTGGGATGTCATTTTATATCTAAAGCTCCATAATAGGGGTATTTTATGTATTTATCATTTTCGTTAGGTGGTATAAATACATCACGATAATCTAAGAACTTGGTGCCATGATTGTCAAAATAAGTCATGGAAGTTGAGTCATTCAACAATTCAGTAAACACTTTGTAGTACGGAACGGTGTGTTCACTATCAAGTTCTGCAGTATAAATCAACCGCGAATTTCCATGAGAAAATCCGTATAAAACTTGAACAACCTGATCTATTTCTACCTGTTCAACAAACTCAAGCCACACTATTGAGTCTGCGTCTACGGTTATTTTCCATATGCCGCCGCGTTCGTTTGGTATAGCTGAATTAACAGTGTGTTCTAAATATCCAGGAACGACTGTGCTTTCATCGTAACTCAATATACCATATCCAGTTCTACCAATATATAGATCAACCGTTCTATTCCAACCTTCGTTATATTTTGCTGGTTCCGGATATTTCTCTTGTCTGGCAAACACTAGTGTCTGATTAACATTCCAACTTTGTATTCCGTCGATTCCACCATTTTTAGTAATGTATTCTATTGAACGCCCATTTATTTGATCAAATGATCTCGAATCAATTGCATAGTCCACTGTTATCAATTCAACCGGATTAATAATATCCATTAAGTCGAATGTAGTTTCCCTACTATCTATAAACCTAGAAGTGGCAATATTAAAATTTTCACTCAAGGAATTATCTACTTGATATCTATCAACAGTAAAATCTATCTCATTGAGTGTGGCATTATAGTTTCTAGCTCTATACAGTATCTTGTTAGATTCACCCGGTAATACGTATGCTAACACAACAGCGTTTGTTAATCCGAGAATAGTGCCGTCACTCTGTATACTAGTCATCCAATCAGGAAGTGCGCCTTCGTTAGAAAACCCAAGATAATCACTTATGTTATTTTTCATCAGAGTATTTTGATTTGGATAATAATTCCAGTATATATTGCCGTCGGAATCTACATGCGGGTTAGCAACAGTGGTTGTTAAGTTTACAGTTTTCTGTGGAGTCAGTGCATTTTTGAATGCATCTGAATCCAACATTTCTACATAAACGACCTCATACTTAACATTGTAATTTGAATCCAATGCTCTTGCTGATTTCAAATCACCAAAATCGATTCGTTTTATATAATGATTAAATTGAATTGAGTCCATGTAAGTAGATAGAAGACTCGGGTTAATGCCAGCCATGAATAATGATTTCAAATCATATTGTTTTCCGAACCATGAATCAGTTGGTCTATATATTGAACTTGGAGGGAATATGGATTCATCATTCAGCAAATTAGCATAAACATCTCTCTGTTCTTTTCTTGGAAATGCTTTAATATATACATTTTCATACGGTATGGAATTATAATTATCCATAGTAATATAAAAATTCTTAGTACTTGAAGTGTAACCATCTTCTGTATATGCAGTAACAGTGAATCTTTTCACCGAATCAAATGTAGTTGTTCCACCGTCAATTATTGTACTGCCACTTGGCATAGTGATGGTCTTAATGACTTCGGTGTCGTCCAAATGCACAAAAGTAAGTTCTATACCGTAAGACGATACCACTGCTGGCGTTGCTCTCACTCGATATTCGTCGATTATTTCTAGTACTTTTGCACCGGATGGCATATTAAAACCAGTGATCAGATCCCCAACCCTTATTCCAGTGGTATTATTGAGCGTCAAAATAGTAAACTTGCCGTCTAGTGAGAAGTATCTAAACGATGATCTTCCGACTATCAATCCGTCTTCTTGTAAAGACAGTCCTTGTGGAAAATTACAGTATGGAACTCTTGACAGTACATATTTCAGAGGTTGATTAGTCGCCGATACTGCCGATACACTATATTCTGATATAGAGCCATTTTCCATAGAACCCAAGAATTCGTCGGTAATCCATTGAATAGTATTTTCTTCTGACCCTAGTGTTCTTAATGTAAATGTTTCTGTACGACTTACAATGTCTGGATAGTCAGATCTTCTGACCGTTATATAGAATTCATGATCTACATATGATTCATTCTGAAACGGGACAGTTCCTGTAATCCAACCTGTATTTTCATCCAAACTTAAAAAACTAGGCAAGTTCGATGCATTCCATATCATCACTGCAGTATCAAAGCTGTAAAAATTCAATTTATATGATATATTATCAGTAATTCTTGTATCTGGTAATGATCGTTCTTGATTTAAAATAATTGGAGTATACTTATTATCTGAGTCAACTGTCAGATAAGTGTTATTGATTAAATACACACTGTTATCAGCCGTGAAATTACTCTTAGCTACGACACTTAATTGAAATACTTTTGTAGTCGAACTAATACCATCATCGACCCGAACAGTGAACGTATACCGTACATCTTTTGATCTTTTTACAAAGTCATATGGATACTTATCGCTAGGTGACATATCGTAGCCAACAACACCAAAATCATCATCGGCTGGCATAGGTATCAAGAACCCACTAAGCAATCCTGTCTGTGACAGTGTTAAACCGTTTGGTAAAACGCCAGACGCAATAGACCAATTTATGCTAACACTTGGATCTGGATCTACGACAGTGAATTGATGATTATAATAAGCCCCATCAAACACAGAACCAAGTAGCGTATCAGTTCCAACTATTTCAGGAGGCTTAATGTTATTCACTGTCAGTGAGAAAGTTCTATCAGCTAATGCTCCAGAAATTGACGCTGCCCTAACCGTGAAACTACTAGTTTGCATGGTCACAGGAGATGTTCCAGATACTACTGGGGTGCCTCTAATGAATCCACTCGACAATACTTGAACACCTTTAGGTGGGGTGCCAGAAACTAAAAAATAAGATACCTCATCGCCTCCTGAATCCAAGGCTTCTATCGGATAGTTGAAATATTCATTTTCTGGAACAGTTCCCAAACTACCTTTAGCGGTTTTCCATATAATATATGACATTATGTATTAATCAGTGTTCTCGTTGTTTTAATTACTTTGTTGGTTGCAGTAGCTGCAGTGAAAGTCAAATTAACGACTCCAGATGATATAGAAGTAGAGAACGAACCTATCGAACCTATCACCACATTTCCGAAAATAGAATGAGACACCGATGCCGTGTTGTGTACTACAAGAATTTCATAAAAACCTGAATTTGTTCCGTCAGAAATTTCGATATTATACTTGCACGATCTATACGACAGTGCACTCCAACTATCAATCACTGTAGCAGAAGTATTTTGTATAGTTACCGAATTATCATTCTGTATATAGTTAGTAGAGTTATATATAAGTGACGTTATAATTCCGCCGCTGATACCATTGGTCACTGATAACTGAACGAATGATGCGTTGGCACCCAGTGTTACGTCCAAATTAGAGAAATTTTCGTTACACTTAATGAATGCATCTCTGATACTATCTCCCGTGCCGTCATTTGGGTTTGAACCAACTAAAACTTGTCTTAATGCCATATTATTTTCCTATTAATCCCATAATCCACCGATTGATTGCCATGCACCATCAGTAAACATCAATTGAACCATATTATTATTGTTGGCAAATGGCTCCATAAATATATCTTGGTAAACTATTCCTGCAAATCTTGCATTTGCAGCTGTGATCCGAACATAATTTGTACCAGTTTGACGAACTATATACATTATCTGACCTTCCACCCCATTTGCCAAAGTGAAATATCCTCCTGATAACTTTTGTACGATTTTAGTCAGATCTAATGGAACAGCCACTTGAACATTTGTCAAAGTTTCGACAGTTATCAATAAATCATCTACTCCAGATGTTCCACCGATAAACGAACCATCAAGTACGCCTGAATTACCAATTGAGAATCCATCACTACTAGAAATAACTACTGCCGAAATATCACTAAAAATCGTAACTGAAACTGTTATGACAAGACCGTTACCAATAGATACTGGTATATCATGATATACACCGGGTATTAATGATGTGTTATTAACCGGTTGTACGGATACTGTTGCAGCTTCTCCAGTTCCCGGTATGCCACCTGCAGCCAATGACACCGTAGATAGTACTGAATTAGATTCTTGAATATTATTAGTAATGGAATTCAAAGAATCATACAGTTCGGTGAAATTTTGGTTTATTTTATTGAATGATACGCGAATTGGATCACCAGTACCGTCGGATGGATATGAGCCAATATTTATATTCTGTTTTGCCATGGAAAAAACCCCTATGATGTATTTATCACATAGGGGCGTTGTGTTGTAAATGTAAAACTACTACGTATTTCTATACAATATGGACAGAATCATCTTTTTCCAGATAATATTCAACTATTACTGTTTTACCAAGTTCTTCTTTAATTCTATATGCAAGTTCTTTGCAGGTAAAGTCGTGATCAGATACCGAAAAAGAGCTTTCGGTGGGATTCAGCATCCAATCTAGATTATTACTATCATAGTTCAATTGCCATGCTTTTATATCTTTTATTAACTTAGAACTAAGTGGCACCAAACTATAATCTATCGAAAGACAGTTATACATACTATTATCCCACAATCCAGACGAACAGTAGTCTGCCATAATACGTATACATCGTTTTTGTTTGCCAATACCAAACTTAGGAAAAATAGCTTTGATTTTTCCAAATACGTGACATACTGCTTTCTTCACATCGGAAGCCGAGTTCCTCCATGTATAGTACAGGAACACCATGCACGACATGAACATAATACCAAGTTGGATTTCTATACTAACAATGTTGATCATTCTGTCGTTTCCAATGCATCAAATATCTCGATAGACTCAATGATACTTGCATCTTCTGATTTACTCACAAAATTCACTTTAAAATTACTATTGATTATTTCAATAATATCGTTCTCATTATTAATCATGTCATATATGATATCACCATAAGAATCAATAGACAATCCGGCATTCTTGTATGCCTTGCAATATCTCCGTTCGATTGACTTATTCACCCATCGCCATACGTTAATATTGCCGTCATTACTACAAATTACCATAATATCATACACTTCTTCAGTATTAACATCAAATATACACTTACATATGACTGTTTTATTGATGGACTGGTCGTCGTGAGTTAGTGATATCTGTTTCACATTGCCGTCGAATGAAAAAATATCATCCGGTTCAGATGGCAACGCTGAAATTTGATAATTTGCTGCTCGTAATACTTGATTTATTTTCACTTTATCTGACTTTTTAATTCAATTAACAAGTTTTCCAATTTTTCCAGATTTTTCATCACTGATTCATATCTGTCTGCCAGTTCCTCATTCTCTTCGCGCAGAATCTTGTTCTGTTCACGAAGATGCTGTAGTGTAGATAAAATCATACCAGCATCTGGTTTATTAGAGCGAAATATCTTATCGTAATTTTCTCTAAATTGGTCGTTGCTTGCGCCGGATCTTAGTTCGTCGCCAGTGTGTTCATTGATTGCCATAATTTTCCTTAAATTTTGTTGAATTTTACCATGATTTTCGCAAATCTCAACAGAATTTTAAAACAAATTGTTGAACAAATTCTTCACTAGGCATTTTCAACACCATCCCAGATACCTCGATGTCGTATAACGACATCCATTCTGACAGATTTCCTTTGTCAATCAGTGATTGCCATTTAGATGGATTCGATATGACTCCAATCCACTGTTCATTGGACTGTAAGAAAACGACTAATTCTTCATTTGGATGGGTCATCTTCTCGTTCCAAAGTATCGATATATCCAGACAAAATCTGTTCAACGAACTGATTAAACGTAATGTCTAACTCATGTGCCATCCTCATTGCAGACAACATGAGATCATCATCGATGTCAACTTCGATCTGGATACGAGTGTCATATGGTTTCCCATCAACGATATTAGATGCCTTGGAGAGAATATCGTTTTCCACTTCAAGTGAGATATATTCAACTGGTCCTGAATCATCTGCATAAGCAATCTCTGGAATTATGCCGCGACTATGGCACTCTTCAATATATACCTCTCGAAAATCCTTATCTTCCCATAGATATGATCTGCCGGACGATCCATCATGGAGTTCCATTCGATACACATTATGTGTTTCGGTATCGAAAATAGCAGAGATAGTTACCAAATCGTCGTTATAAAGACAGTCATGGGTAACAAATCGAGCATTTGGTCCGAAACAGTTCCATTCGAACTTAGACCCTTCGTCGATTTTGTATTTTATGACTGCGAAAAATTGTTCAATGTTCATGATGTTCCTCGTTGATGGCATATTATGGCATAATCTACAATTAAATGTCAATATTATTGACATTTTTCCCTAAATATATGATAGGGGACAAAATGGATCAAGATAACTTTACGCCGGTAACCGACAGTGTACATAAAAAAGAAACAGATGAATGGCTCCAAAGAACTTGGAGACCGCTTATGTCATTTTTATATATGGCAATATGTGCTGCCGACTTTATAATTTTTCCTATCTTATGGGCTGGTCTGCATGCATATATGCATGCACCTGCATTAGTACAATGGCAACCTCTAACTCTACAATCCGGTGGTTTAATACATCTAGCATTTGGTGCCATTTTAGGGGTTGCTGCATATGGAAGAACCCAAGAAAAAATCAACGGTGTTAGCCATGATAGCACAATGACGAACACTTCTCAACAAGTGCAAGTTCCTATGTATACCCAAACTATCAATGAACCTTATGACAAGCCAGTATCAGCTCCAGTAAGACCAGTTGTAAGACCACCAGTGAAGCCACCCGCTATTTAAGTTTTCTGCGTTGCGATGTCAGATTAGCTTTTCTATTCACCCTTGAAGGTTTCTTAATTTCTGGTCTAATTGTCGTTGTTGGAGGTGGTTTCTTTGATCTTACCTGTGTTGCCTTCGTTTGTACTGGTTTAGAAACGGTTCTTGCCTCTGCAGTATTACCGATCATTACAGCAGTCAACATCAATATCAATATGTATTTCATTTTTAATCCATCAAAACGTGAATAGCGTGACTGTAATGATTTATTCTATCATCAAGTCCGATAACTCCGCCATTAATACGCTTTGTTAAACCTTCCATGTCAGTTGCATCTGCATAAGTATTGCAATCATTTACATACCAGAACCAACAAGCAGAATGTACTG